TTATGTTCCGCCAATTTGAGTTAAAGATAAAGTTACATCATCCATAATTATATTATTTGTATTTGTTTCATTCCATGCCCAAAGTTCTATTGTATCATTAACTGCTAAATCAATAATTCCTGAGATTGAAACACTCCCTGAATCTCCTCCACCACCGCTTAAATTTCTGTGAGCATGACAATTTAAAAATTCTGTTGCTCCATTGTTTTTATAAACTGAGAAACCTGCTTGGTAAGTAGTTCCGCCTGTGCTCCTCGCTGAAATAGAAACATTGCACATATAATGCCCTGCTTTTGTTATTGTTATGTGGTCGTTTGTGTGGTCTGGGCTTGAATTATTACTTGCTCCATTTGTTGTGAAACTTGTAACCTGAACTTTGTTTGCTTGACCTGATGAAGTGATTGTTAAAGTATCATTTGCGTCATTACAAAATATTTCTCCAAAGCATAAACCAGCGCCACCAACAAAAACAACATCTCCGGTAGTTCCAATTTCTACATAATTTGTATTATCATCTCCTAACTTGCAATCTCCAACAACTTGCAAGGTTGTATCTGGCGAAGTTGTGTTTATTCCAACTTTCCCACTATCCGATAAAATCATTTGTGTTGCTGTTCCTGTTGAACTTGTAGTTAAAAATTTTATTTCTGTTGGGATATTAAGAAGTCCTGCATTTCCTGTTTGTTTAACAGAAATAAGAGCTCCTTGTGATAAATAAGGATTTCCTAAAAGGTTACTATATCCATAAAAACGCAAAGTCCCTAAAAATTCATTTGTTTGTGTTGTTCCTGCTGTTTCTTCACTTGCATGAGATTTTACAAATAAAAAATTATTTGTTGCAGAGATGTTTAAACTATATGAATTAAAAGATAAATCCGCGTCTCCATTTATTTTAGTTATGCTTAATCTTTTTGTTGGACTTGCTGTTCCGATTCCTAATCTCTTATTAACATCATCCCAGACTAACTCTGGGCTTTCTGTTGAATCTGTGTGCTCCCATCTATTATTAGAAGAATCCCAGAAAACCATTTGTCCTGCATCTGTTCCGATGGGTATCCTTTCATTTATTGAATTATCAACATAAGATTTATTAGCTATATGATTGCTGTTTGTTGGTGTGTGTTCAATAGTTCCCTCTTTAGAAGATACATTTTTTCTAACAGCATAATCGTCTAGAATACCTTTTGACTTTCCCTCTGGCTCTGTGAATTTATATCTTGGTTGAGCTTTATTAAAATTAGATTTGGCCATAAAAGTATATGGAATTAATGTTTATTAACTTGTTGCTAAAATACCCGCTGTTTCTAATGCTGCGATTACAAGATTTAACTGAGTTATAGCAGAAGCAGCATCTGTTGCATCAGCAATATTTGCCTGTGGTGTATCAGTTGCCAAAGTAATTCCTTGCGACATTATTTCTTTTCCTTAGATTTAGGTTTTAAAGATTCTTCAAAAGCATTCATATCTTCAACGATAGATTTTTGTGTTGGAAGCCAGTTTAAAGTTTGACTATCATTTTCAAATTCAGCTTTTCTTTTAACTTCAAGCCATTTCTTCCCTCTTAATTGTTTTGCGTTTAATTCCATTTTAAGCATTTACATCTATGTTAGTTATTGTGTATAAAGCCATTGGGTCTGTAATTTGGATATGGCCCATTTCCCAAGCTCTTACTTTAATATTAACTCCTTGGTCTAAGATAACAGCAGATTGTAAACCAACAACTCCTTTCCATGTTGCTGCTCTATTTCCCATTACTATCATAGCTTCATCAGCTGAAACATTTGTAGACTGAATAATTGTTAATCCACAGATTTGACCTACTCTTCCATTAGAAACAACATCAGCTGTTTTAAAACTTGGATTGTTAATAACTTTTGTATCTCTTAAAAGTGAGGCGTGGTCTGTTGGGTTTGTTAAAAGATAACCATTCTGTAAAACATCATAATGATTTTGTCCCATTGCTCCTATGCCAATTAAAATATCTCCTATTGAATCTCTATTAGCTACTGTTGCACTATTCCAATCATCAGAAGCAGCAACAACTCCTGAAGTAGAACCTGCTGCGGTTAATTGAGTATATATGTAAAGGTCTTTTGCATTAACAATAGCTTCTGCAACTCTAAAAGCTGCTCTTGCCTGTGTGTCAATTGCATTTGTTAAACTATCTTCATAATAGATTAATGCTTGGCCCATGAATTTTTTGTGATAAGTTGTAACTTTTGTCCAACTTGGGTGTAATTCTGGAGGCAATGCTCCCCTTGCAACATCATTAACATTTCTATTCCCACTCGCTGAAAGAGGGGTTGATGTTTCTCTGTAATAGTTTTCAGAATCATTACTTGAAGTTTGACCTAATAAAACCTGTGATAATTTGTATAATTTGTTAGCAAATCCTTTAACTGCTCTTTCAAAATTTTCTCCTCTTATATCTATTTCCCCTATTGTGTCTGCCATTATTCAGTTTCCTCTTCTTGGTTATTTTCTTCTTCCATTTTAAACATTAATTAATACTGCTCCTGTATTTCCATCTGCAACGGTTTCTAAAGCATAACCCACATTCTCCATCATATTCGCTGTGGTGTCATCATCTGCATCTACAACTAAATTAGCCCCAGATAGTTTTTGCATTTGACCAAAAGTTGTTGCTCCTGTTCCTGCTGTTAATTCAGCAACACAATGAGTTATACAAGCCATCTTAACTTTTCCGTCAGTAGCTGTTTTTTCTTCGCTTGCAATTCCACAAAAAAACTCTCCATCTGCTGAACTTATAGTCGCTGTTTGAGGAGTTGAAGTTAAAGCCATTAAAGAACCTTGAGGGATTGCTGTTCCTGCTGCCACAGTGTATTCTACTGGGTCGCCTTGATTCCCAAGAAGTGTGATTATTGTTGCTTCGTTAGCCATAATAAAATAATAAAAAGAAAGTATTTAAATGTTTAGTTCTCTTGTGAGGCGATTAACTCATATCTTTTTTAATTAATTCGTCCAGATATTTCTCTCTTTTTAGCATCTTTTCGTGGATTTCTATTTGCTGTTCGTGAGCAATAATGCTTTCTTTAATCGCCTGTAATTCTTCTTGCTTTTCTTTTTTAGATAAGTCCATCTTCTTTTAAAGGATTAACTTCGCCTCTTTCTAATGCTTCAGCATATTCAGAATCACTCATTTTCTTTGGCTTTTCTGGTGTTGAACCTGCTTCACTATTTCCGCCTAAAGCAGATTTTGCCATTATTAACTCTCTTCTTGTGTTTTCTTCTCGGAGTTCTTTAACGACCGCTTCCATCCTTTCTCTTTCCTCACGCGCTCGTTCAATAATTGGAGTTGTTTCATACTTATGCCCCTCTTCAGAATTTCCAGATTTATCCTCTGATTTTTCTTCCTTAGTTCCTTGTTCTTCATCCATGTTCTTTACCCCCTTTCAATTTTATAAAAGATAAATTAAAAAGTGAATTATTTTAACTAATCCCACTATTACATAAGAAGTGCAATAAAAAATTATGGCGAGCAAAGCTAATTTTAAAAGATAATCTTCATTTTCACTTGGAGCTTTTCGTTTATTATTTTTCTTACTCATATTCTTAACTTCTCCTTGATGTTCTTAAATCTATTGGTTCTACAAAGCCCTCTTCTTCCAACTCTCTTAATACTTCCTGCATTTCAAATTCTTCTAATTCTGGGAAAATTCCAGATAAAGCAAAAGATTGAATAATTGTTATTTGCTCGTCTATTGTTGATAATTGGTCTGCAATATCTGCATTAATATCATAAATCTTGCCATTAAACTTTATTGCTGCATTTTCGATTGTTCCGAATTTAATAGCAGATTCTAACCTTAATATTTCGCTTTTGAGGTGTTCTAATTCTTGCAATCCCTTTCTCCAATCCCCTGCTCCCTCTTGTGCCTGTCCGCCTATTGTGGTTGCCATTTGTCCCAAAGTGTTTAGGGCTTGTTGTTGCTCATCTATTTTTCTTCCTGTAAAATACCCTGCTATTCCTTCAACGGTTTTTAGAGCCGCATATCCCCCAATAGCAAAAGTTACCATTTTAGTAATAAGTGGTTTTGTTATCTTTAAATTTTTTAAAAAATTTCCTGCTTGAACAACTTTCTTTGGGCTTGCCATTACTTTCCCCCCAACTTTCCAAGCTCCTGCCCCGGCTCCTGCAATTCCTATCGGAGCTATTCCGGTCATTAATTTTTCTCCCTCTGGAAGTTGAGGTCCTTTAATAAGAGTTCCAAGAAGTCCCCTCTTCTCTTCTTCAATGGGTTCTTCTATGGTTTGAAACTTCTCTTTCATTCCTAATTCTTGTTGAGGTGTTAGAGGAGCGTTTAAACCAGATTTTAAAGCTTGTTCTCCCAAAATCTTTAATTGTTCAGGGGTTTTTTCCCCTGCGGGGATATTCACAATATTTTCTGGGGCTGCCAGTGTTTGCCTTTGAAGTTTTGGAGTTCTTTTAATCTTCTCATATTCTTTTTTTGTGAGATTTGTTTTACTTCCATAAGCATAAGTTGTGGGATCTAAACCCTCTACAAATTCTTCCCTTGTAAGTGTCTCCCCTGTTGATGGTTTAAAATATTCTGTGGGTTTGTCTTTAAAAGTTCTCTTTCCTACATCTCTTTTCTTTTTCTTTTTTTCCATTTTATTTTAGTCTTGTTTTGATTATTAAAGATAAATCATTTATTACCCTTGTCAATTCCTTTAATGTTTTTCCCCTCTCTATTAAAAGAAAGACGCATATTGCTATTGGAAAACCCAAACTTCCAATTAAACTAATTATTTCATTTTCCATCATTTACCTACTCCTGCTTGTGTGTCATTTGGCTGAAAGCCAGTTTGAGCATTATTTTTATTTTCTGTATCGTTTACGCTGTCCTTTAAAGATGCCTGTTTATTGAAAGTTACTCTAATCGCCAACTGGTTCCAAATGTCTGCTTCTAAATCTGTAACCTCTCTATTATAATTTGGTTCGTGATTTAAGTAAGCCATCTTTCCCCCGCTCTCTGTAATATTATCAACATCTCCTGTGAGACTTTTAGGGATGCCTACTGCTCTGTAAAATTCATTATCTAAATATCTAATCCATGCTAAGAACGCTTCAACCGGCGGGAGTTTTAAATCTTCAAATCTAATGTCCTCGGGCTTTCCGGGAATAATTAAAACCTCTCCGTTTTCAATTCCTTCTGCATAATCCTTTTTTAGATTTGCTAATCTTGTCTTGTCATCTTCATCAACATATAAAACCCTTATTGTGCTTCTGTGGCTTATTCTTTTCCAGTCGTTCATAGCTTCCTTTCTTGCTAAAATAACCCATTCAGCAGCTTCACAAATAGCAGTTCCGTGGATACTATCTGCCACTCTATCATTAACTAAATGTAATATTTCTTGTGGTTTGTATTTCTTATTTGATTTTTGTTTTATTTTAGAAGTTTGTTCATATCTAATAATTAAGCCGTCTCTTCCAACAATGGTTTTCATCACGCTTGGGTCTAATGGCTTTAAATTAATTAAAATTCCCTCATCATTTCTAATTATTTGGGTGTAGCTATCTCCATTAAATTTCTTAACAATTAAGGCGTTCCACATAATAGATAAAAATGTGTCTTCTCCCCATCCTGTAATATTATCCAAAATACCTTTATCTCTTGGAGACGGACAGCTAAAACCCTTGCCCAAAACCCAAGTAGCAAAACAATCAATCGGCTTTTTAATTGCGGTTGTTAAATAATAACCATACCATTTAGAAAAATTTGTGTTTGTGTATTCTGTTTCTTTTTGTTCTGAAATTCCCTCGGTTGCTGCTGTATCCACTGAATAATCTGTTACAGTCCCCGCTAAATCAGTTTGTGATGTTTGTGTTATGTCGTTTTGCATTTTATATTAAGTCTAAGATGAAAGGAACTAAAACTTTCATAATTCCGCCTGAATTTGTAAAAACAGAACTTGTCCCCAGAGGATTGTGGTAAATCTGCCCGCCCGGCTGAACTCCTGTAAGCACTCCTTTATATTTTATTCTTAAAATTTCATCTTGTTTAAAATGGGTTTTTGGGATTGTAAATTTTCCGACAATATCAAAATAAGAGGTTCCTGTTCCTATTGTTCGTGAAATATTTGTTAGAGTTGTATCTGCGACCAATTCTGTTTCTGTTGTTCCATCATAATGCACTATTTTTATATGCGGATCGTGACCCACGGTTCCAGAGGCAGGATTAGCAGAGACTGCCAACGGCAAAGAAATATATGTTTTTCCACTTATTATTTTCGGGGCTAAAAACTGAACATCAAAATCAATATAAACATCAGTTACTATGCTCGTATAGGATTGGTAATTAGAAGCCATTGTAGAAGTTGTTAAAAATAATTCATCATTAGCAGGGGTGTTGTCTATCGCTGCCCTGCATCCTAAATAAGCAGTAATTCCTGTCCCGTCTGCTATCTCTGAATAAGGGTAAGAGGAAACTACTTGATTTGTTGTTGTAAACTTTCTATTTAACATTTTAAAGACCCAGTAAGGCAATCTTACTTTTTTCGCTTAACCACTTTTTACCTGATATCCAAATATCATGACACACATTTAATTTAGATTGCGAGGTCGCTAATTGCCAAGAGTTTTGGTTTTGATTGATTGCGTAAAATGCTGCTCTGTGTGAAGCAATCGCTGCGAGCCATTGTTTGTATTTTGCATTTATTGATGCATAGTTTTCGACTAAACCAATTCCATCAGCTTCGATTTCCATATCTGCTTCAGCCATTAAAATCCAAAAATTAGTATTAGCTTCTAGGATTTGGTCTGCACTTGCATATTCTCCTATTGCCAATAAAACTTGTGCAGTTGTTGCAAGTGTTCCTGAGTCAACCATTATTTATTCCCCACTCTATTTATTGCTTCTGTTAATTTTTGTATTGCTAAAACCAAAGCCTCGTCTTTTTCTTCAAGATTAAATTCTTTGTCTTGGATTTTAATTTTTCCCATATCATATATATGAGATTGACACATTTAAACTTTTCTGATTTGCTAGCCAACAAGCTCTAATCAATCCTTCTGCAATATGTGTGTAATTTCCAAATATTTTAACTTTTGTCGGCTGTCCCTCTTTCATTATATATTCATATTGCACAGAGCGTAAGCTTTCAATTATATCATCATCATCCAACAATTTTATCTTACCTTGCTCCATCAAAGCAAGCAAATAAAAATACATGTCTTCTTTTAAGAGACGCTGGGTAGAGTTTCCATCTCTATCTAACATCACTTTTCTATTATTAAGAGCAATAACTTTCTTTCTAATAATTGGAACACGAAGCAGGAAATCTAAAATTGTAACTCCCAAACTACCAGCTCCTGCATCTATACCTATTCCCTTTCTTGCAAAATTATATTGTCTTTCTAAATTAATAATTCTATCGTAGGTTTCAGTGGTTAATTTCTTTCTTGTAACAAGATTTTCAATTTGTTCTAAATGGTTATCATTAATTTTATCTATTATTTCATAAGTTCCCTCATCCTCTCCCATTCTTGCAATATCAACACCCAAAAAATATTTTCTATCTTTTAATATTAAATTTCTTCTTTTTAGAACACAGGTTTGCCTTATTAAATTATCTTTGAATAAATTAAATAAATCATCAACAAATTCTCCCAAATATTCCTGGGCATATTGTTTTTTAGTCATTCTTGCTTTAGCTTGTTCCAATTTAATTAGGGCTCTTTCTCTTGTCTTTTCTGTCCAGGTTGTGCAGATTGGTCTATCTTTCATAACAATTTCAGAAGTTATTGAAAATCTTTTGAATGATTTATAAGCGTCATCTTTGTTAATCCAACAATCATAAAATTCTCCTTGTTTTCCAAATGGGGTTGATAAATAAATAGAATCTCCCCCTGTGGTTAATAATGCAGGGATTACAGCTGTCCATACATCCTCAGGGATACGACTTGCCTCTTCTGCATATAATCTTCCCACGGTAAGAAATCTAACACCTAAACCTGTTTGTCCTACAGGTAAACAATATATCTTAACTCCTGATTTTAGCTCTATTTTAGTTTTAGTTGGTCTTTTAGCGCCTTTTGTTATAATATATTTAGGGTAGTTTTCCAATAGATATGACAGTGTCTTATCAAACAATGCATATGCCTGCCTTTCTGTTGGGGCAATCATTAGAATTGGTTGTGATTTGGGGTTATTAATAGCATATTCTCCAGCATCGGCCCCACATATAACAGATTTGCCGACTTGTCTGCCTGAGCATAATATCTTATCTCCCTTTGTGTTTAGAAATTCTTGCTGCCAGTTATCATATTTCAT